AAAAGAAAATAGAAATAAGAAAAATGGTTTCTAAAGAGTTAGCAAAAGAATTAGCAAATATAGTAATTAAAAAACTTAAATTATTAGGAGTTCTATGACCGATACTATGAGGTTTAGAAATTGAAGTCATCGGTAATATCTATGAAAATCCAGAGTTAATAAAGGAGGGGGTATGAAAACAGAAAAACAATTTGACCGAATAGACCTGCTTGAGTTTAGAAGTAAAGATACTGTTTATGTAACGCTTAGTATGCTATGTACTCATGCACGAATGAAGGGAATAATATATTTTCAGTTTATAGAGGGAGGACAGCAGTATAAATTACAGGCAATTGCAGATTATGAAGCACTATCAATAATAAAAGGTTCTTTTGAGAATGAATTATTGCATTTTCTTATGGAAGCACATAATAAGCTTGAATCCCGCATTACTGTATTGGAAAAGAAGATAAAAAAATAATATGACTATCCAACAGGAAGAACAACCTTCAAACTGGTGGTGGAGTTTAATAGCATCTCTTATCGCAACCGTACTAGGGTGTCTGATACTGATAATTGCGAAGTACATTGAATGGCTATAGTGGTATAATGGAGGATATATGGATCACAAGTCAGTCTCCCGGAAGGGAGGAAAAGCTACATTTGAAAAATACGGCCCGGATCACTATGCGGAGATGGGCCGGCGCGGAGGTCAGGCAAATTTAAAGAAATACGGCAAGGAGTATTTTAAAAACCTTTCCCGGACGGCAAAAGAGGCAAGAGAAAAAAGAGCGTCAGAGTAATGGTATTATCCGCTTGACAATACTACCGCTTGTTTGATAGACTGTCTGTATATGACCAAACAAGAAAAACGACACATCCTCATATCTTCTATTAAACGGCAACTTCATTCCTTCATTCCAAAGATCCTCAGAAAAAAATTAAAGAGTCCGGAAGTGCTGGAAGCTCAGTCATGCCCTCGGCGTTATTTTATGCCATGCGATGTATGACGTTCTTGCCGGTTGCTGGATTCCATTGTGGTAAGTTTTGAGGTACGGCAGACTAACTTCTCCCCCGTCCCAAACGGCGGGGGAGAAAACTGCCGGAGAAGGAGGTGAGTTATATGTCAGAAGATATTATACCGAGATCAACAAGTCCGGTAGTCGTGGACGCGGTCGTTGAGAAGCCATTGATGAGCTTCGGAGATGCGATGATGCAGGTTGTTATCGGAAAGCGCGTGAAGCGGAAAGAATGGGGAGAACTGAATGAGTACGGATTTATAAAAGACGGATTCTTGACGATTCACAAGGGAGCGGACGATACGATCCATGTCTGGAAAGTATCTGATGGTGATATGTTGGGTGATGATTGGTACGTTGCTGGAGAGGAATCTATAGCAACGGAGAGTGTGAGTAAAAAATAATGTTTTATTTAAAAGGAGGTGAAATATGAAAACAATAAAGGTTGATGGAGTAAAGTATTATTCGGAAAAACCACAAGAAGGAGTAACTAAAATTGTTATTCTGCAACGTGGTTGGATTATGGTTGGAAAACTTGAGAGGAAGGATAGTGAATGTAAATTGTATGACGCGTCTGTTATTAGGAATTGGGGTACGACCAAAGGATTAGGAGAAATAGCTGAAAATGGGCCGACAAAAGACACAAAATTAGATAAGTGTTATGGAACGGTAGAATTTGATTACCTTACAGTAGTTGCTACGATTGCATGTAAGGAGGATATATGGCAAAAAGAACTATAAATTTTGAGGAAGGAAAAGCATCTGTAGGCAACGGCTACGGCGACGGCGACGGCAACGGCTACGGCGACGGCGACGGCAACGGCGACGGCTACGGCAACGGCTACGGCGACGGCAACGGCTACGGCGACGGCTACGGCAACGGCGACGGCTACGGCAACGGCTACGGCGACGGCTACGGCAACGGCGACGGCTACGGCTACGGCTGGTAATGTATAAAAGTTATTTTTAAAGGAGGTGAATTATATGTCAGGAGAAGATAAATTGAGGGATACAGCAAATAAATTAAAGCAACAGACAGAAAGGGTTGAAGCAAGGGAGAAAACCGATATGGATGAACTAAAGAATAAGCTGGCAACGATACAGGCGGATCCGGAACTGATGAAGATGTATCAGGACAACGCAAAGGTTGGCGCTGATAATCTGTCCGGAGAATTGCCGCTTCTCAAGATCTATTCCGCAGGGAAGAGCAAGGCGGAGTTGGCAGACGGCAGGAAACCGACTGATGGATGGTTTTTCTATAAACCACTCCAGATGCAGTTTGAGACTGTGACGTGCCACATATTGACGATCAGCCGGGGATTCCGGGCGGAAGGGATGCTGAATCAAAAGACCGGGAAGAAAGATGAGCCAAAATTCAATCAGGTGATGGGAGGAGTCATTATAGACGGCGCGGATCTCCGGCCGTTTGTGATGTATTTTACTGGTTTAAAACTTTCTAATCTATGGGCCTTCGGGAAGGAAGCCGGGAAGTTTACCAAGATGAAGCCAGTACCGATTCCTATGTTTGCATTGACGGTGAAGATGGGAACGGAGCAGAGGGCAAATAGCTTTGGTGGTGATTCATGGATCGCGACTTTTGAGATTCAGAAAACGGAGGACGGATTTCCGATCGTAGTGACGGATCCGGTGTTGTTTGAGTATCTCCGGGATAACGTAGAGAAGGTAGAGGATACGATTGCTTCTGTGATTGAAGCAAAGGAATCAGAAGAGCAGGTTCCGGAAAAGATAGAATCTATATCGGTGAGTGATCCGGATATATTTTAGTCTTTTAATCCCTCTTCCGACCGGCAGGATCGGGAGAGGAATGAGGAGACTATATGAAAAGATGTCCGATTTGTGAGTATCCGACAACCGGCGGGATCTGTAAAAATTGTCAGAGGAAAATTGTGTCCCCGGCAGAAGCTATGAGATTTATGAATTATAAGAAAAAGGAAAAGAAGAAATTGCCGAATTAGATGGCTGGATAACCATTTTTAAGAGTCAGCCTCAGAAATAAGCCTCTGTACTGCCCTACGATCCCCGGAAATAAAAGAGACGATACTTTCATCCTGTAAAAAATAGGTATTTGGTTTCGTGATATAATAGAGGGAATATGCCGGTCATAAATACTGTGTACCGTGATCTTTTTGTCATCAATAAACTTCAGACAGACATAATGGTATACGTTCAGGATTGGGTACACACACAGAAAACACCGGTTCCTCAAAAGGAAATTATTGCATACATGAAAGACAACGGGATTAAAGAGCCGGCAACCGTCTATGCACTCAACGCGCTTATAAATAAAGGGTATCTCCGGAGAGCGTATGTTATTTCAAATAAAACGTATTACGTACAGTTGAGGAGAATATGAAAAAGAAAACAAAGAAAACAAAAAAAGTAAAACCGGTTGAGAATGTAGATAAATTGAATCTGAGGCGGGAAATGTTCTGTCAGTTGTATGTCATAGCAGATAAAGATTTTTTTGGAAATGGTGTCCAATGCTATTTAGAAGCATACCCTATTGATAGAAGTAAACCGAATTGGTATAAAACTGCTTGTGTTGATGCAAGTAGACTGCTAAGTAATGCTAAGGTTTGTGACCGGATCAACGAATTATTAGAATCCGGAGGACTGAACGATCAATTTGCAGACAAGCAATTATTATTTTTAATTACACAACATTCAGATTTTAATGCGAAGATGAGCGCTTTACGTGAATATAACAAACTGAAACAAAGGATCATTGAGAAGCAGGATGTGACCTCCGGAGGGAAGCGATTGGATTATAAAGAAATTACTTACGATGATGTTATAAAACGACTACGAAAAAATGACAGAAGCACTAATCCCGTTTAATTTTATCGCAAGAGAATATCAGATCCCCTTCTTATGGGAAGTCCGTCAGGCCATTCTCGGATTGAGTCCGAAGCGGTATTTTTATCAAATTTGGCACAGAAGAAGCGGAAAAGATAAAACAAATATCGCTGATGTTGTCCCTCGGCAATTAAAGAAAGAATCCTGTCTTGTAAAGTATGTCTATCCTACGCTTGTCATGGGCCGGGAGAATCTATGGGATGGTATAGGGAGTGACGGATTCAGGTACATAGATCATATCCCGGAGTTCATGCGTTCAGGAAGTAGGAATGAAACAACAATGAAGATCCCTATTGTCGGCGGATCGTTGTTTCAAATAGGAGGGAGCGATCATCCTGATTCACTAAGAGGAGGCAATCCAAAATTGATGATCTTCTCAGAGTGGGCCGAGCAGGATCCGTATGCGTGGGATGTTGTAGAGCCAATCCTCCGGGAGAATGATGGGATCTGTATATTCAACACAACACCAAAGGGAGACAATCACGCCCGGGCGCTGTATGAGTATGCAAAGAATAATCCAAAATGGTATGTGGAAACGCTTACCGCTCTTGATACAAACGTATGGAATCCGAAACAATTAGAGGAGATTCAACAGGACATTATAAAGCGCTTCACAGCCAACGGGAGATCTGAATCAGAAGCATTGTCATACTACGAACAGGAGTATATGTGTTCGTTCAAAGCGCCGGTCATAGGATCCTATTACGGGGAAGCGCTCCGGAAAGCAGAGACAGAACACCGGATCACCAGCGTCCCGGTCAATGATACAGTACAGGTACATACTGCATGGGATTTAGGGATAGACGATTCTATGACGATCTGGTTTTATCAGATAGTCGGACAGGAGATTCACTTTATAGACTATTACGAGAACACCGGGGAAGGACTGGCTCACTATGCTATGAAACTACAGGAAAAGAAATATCTGTATGGCAGGCAGTATGCGCCGCATGATATAGCAGTCCGGGAGTTGGGAACCGGCAAGTCACGGCTTGAGACTGCAAAAGGTTTGGGAATTAAATTTGAAGTAGGAGAGATGTTGTCTATTGAGGACGGAATAAACGCTGGGCGGTCAATCTTCAGCCGGTGTTGGTTTGATAGTGTCAAATGTGATAGGGGAATCAATGCGCTCAAGAACTATAAGAAGGATTGGGATGAAAAAAATAAGGTATTCCGGAATAATCCAAAGCACGATTGGGCTTCTCATGGAGCAGATGCGTTCCGGACGTTTGCAGTAACATTCAAACAGGCTGTCATGCAGATTGAGGCAAAGAATATCGGGGGAGTCATGCCATACTTTCCCGGAATCCCTGCATAACACTTGCCTTGCCATAGAAAGATTGTATATTCTTAAAACATGGAACTCATAAAGCGGGAAAATCCGGAATTGGAAATGCTCAGGCTTAATAAAGAAGGCGGGTACAACTACCGGCAGAGGAGACATGAGGATTGGGATGAGAATTACGAACTGTACCGGGACAAGGTAACGATCAACCGGCTTATTCAGCGTCAGTCCGTGAACATTCCCCTGATGAAGCAAACGCTCCGGACGCTTCTGAAAGACGTAGATGATATGCCGCTTCTTCACTTTGAGAATCTGGACAATAACAAGGATGCGGAGATCTTCAAGAATGAATACTGGAAGTGGACGCAGGATCATAACCGGATGGAGATTCAGGACATAGTAGACAAAAAGCAGGTGTTCATGTTCGGCAGATCGTTTGACCAATGGCAGGTCGTGGACGGTGCTATCAAGATGACGGTTGAGGATCCGATGGACTTCCTTGTATCCCGGTATACCGATCCCTCAGACATTCACACTACGCGGTTCTTCGTGCATACACATATCTTCAAACCGTTTTCAGCCATTGAAAGCAATCCGGACTACGACAAGTCGGCTATTGCCCGTCTCAAGACATTCTACGGGACGGAGATGGGACTTCTGAAGCTGGCGGCAAATAAAGATATGCTTATGGATAAGAATCAGAAGATGGAGGATCTTGGAGTGTTGGATATTAACGATCCGGTGTTAGGGGAAGCGTATGTAGAGTTGTCCCTTCACTTTACCTATCAGGACAAAGAAGAGCAGTTGTATCTATGGGTAGAGTGTGACGATCAGGAAATACTGATGAAGAAACCGCTTGAGGAAGTTATAGGTACGACCGCAGATCATTTCTTCCGGACTCACATTCCCTATGTTTCATGGGCTGATGATATAGAGAGACAGGATTTTTGGAGTGATGGAGTTGCGGATATTGTGAGGACTCCGAACAAAGTCCTCAATTCATGGTTTAGCCAGTTGGTAGAGAACAGGACGCTCCGGAACTTCGGGATGAATTACTTTGATGCAACGATTGAAGGATTTACTCCTCCGACAAATCAGCCTCCTGTCCCCGGCGGATGGTATCCTCTGCCCGGAAAACCATCCGAAGTATATCAGAGGATAGACATTCCGGATCTCTCGGAGTCGTTGGATGAAATGGCGTTTGTTATTCAGATGATAGAGAAAGCAACGGGAGCAACGGCAACACAGCAGGGCGTACAGACAGAACGTCAGGTAACGCTTGGAGAAGTGCAGTTGGCGCTTGGAGAAGCAAAGGAACGGATCAAAGGGATGTCTAAGTTTTATACGCAGGCATGGAAGGATCGGGGAATCATGTTTGATAAACTGTGTGAGGCCGCCGCAAGCAAACTGGATGCAGTCAAGATCTATAAGAAAGGTCGCAATACTGATGAGGTGTTTTCCCGGGAGATTAGTGCGAAAGACTGGCAGACAAAGGCAGGATACAACGTCAAGGTGTGGAGTCAGGATGAAAAGAACGAGAAGGATACGAAAGAGATTGAGAAGATCAATGTCGTTTCTACACTCATTCCCGGCAACGCACGGCTTGAGGAAATTAAACAGAGGAAACTTCTTGAGTTTGCCGGTTTAACGCCGGACGAGATAAGTGATATAATTGAGGAAGAGAAAACGAAACGGCTTAGTTTGGCTATGAATCCCATGATGGGGACACCTCCCGGAGGGCCGGGGGTACAGCCGACTCAGCCGGTACAGCGTCCGCAACCAACAGTATGAACGTAATGGATGAGTTACTTCAACGGTTTAACCTCAAGTATGAGGATCTTACATCAGCAGAACGCGATCAGCTTCATCTCTGGATGGAGGATCTGAGCAAGAATGAGCTTACTATCCCGAAAATAAGAACGTATGTTGCGGCTATGCGGGATGCAGTAGAGATAGAATTGACAAAGGCCGGACATGAAAGCAAACAGGATCTTCTGCTCAAGGCCCGTCTCCGGAACTATATGCTTCTTGAAGCGTTCCTCACGTCACCTGAGAAAGCAAAACAGGCAATAGAACGATCACTATCCGGTATTCATGTTGGGAAGAAGGTGAAGTGATATGACAAAGGCAAAGAAACTCACATCCGGGAAAGCAAAAAAGATTCTGTCCGATGGTACTGTCAGAGGTCATAAACTATCAGCAAAACAAAAAAAATTCTTTGGTGCGATTGCCGGCGGACAGAAACCAAAAGCAAAGAAAAAGAAAAAGTAGTATAATAGACAGTATGAATAAAGACTGGACTGAGGTACTTCAGGATATTCTTAACAAGGATGTTTCTTCATTGACTGAGTCTGATATTCTTTTCCTCAAGGCACGTTCTTCATATCTTACTCCGGAACAGTTGCAAACATACGCTTCATTTTTTACACAGGAACCGCAACAGAAAAAAGAGGATAAACTTGCCCGATACCGGGAAGTAGTGAAACTGGCAAAGGAACGCGGGATGGTAGTCCCGAAAGGATCAAAACTGGAAGATATAGAGGGATTATTGAATCCAACAGTATAAATCTATAATCCTTACCCGAAAGGACGGTACTTATGGATAAAGGTGCAGATAAACCAACACAGGAAGAATTAGAGGCAAAAGCGCAGAAAGCCGCAGATGAAGCGGAAGCATTGAAACCAAAGCCGGACGAAGAACCGGAAACTCCCTCGGAACCGGCAGTAGAACCTACTCCTGCTCCATCCGTTCCGGATGAAGAACCAAAACCTCCGAAAGAAGAACCGGACTATAAAAAGAAATCCATAGAACAGGCGCGTGAGAACATCATCCTCAACGCAAAGAATGAGAAGAGTGAGAAGCTGAATAAGGCAGTAGATGAAGCCGCACAGATTACAGAGATCCCGGAAGAAGAAATAAAGAAGGACTATCCGGAGTGGGACGACATGACGGAAACGGAGAAGCGGCTGGCAAAGGAAAACTACAGGAACAATAAGCGCTTTGAGGTTATACATAAGGCGGCGCTTGAGGGGAAAAACATAGAAGAGTGGAATAAGAAGGTGGAGACATTCATTACCGATCCGGGAACATTGGCAGACAATCCGGATCTTGAGGGAAAAGAAGAAGCGTTTAAATCCTTTGCCGGTAAACCAACCCGGAGAGGCGTAGACTTTGAGACATTGGTATCCGCGTTTCTCCATGATGAATCAAAAGTTGTGAAAAAGAACAAAGGAGCTATGTTGGAACAGGGATCCGGTGGGCCGAACGACAAGGCAAAACCGAAGTCGGATAAGATTACATTGGAACAGGCCCGGCATCTCCGGCAGACGAATTACGCGAAATATACAGAGTTATTGAGAGCCGGAAAGATTGAATCATCGGATCTGTAAACACTCCTATTGACAAAAAATAGAAAATACGTATATCCTTAATGTAATAGCTTCCTTACCCCTTTCAGGGACGGTACAGCGAGTATAAATTCATTTTTGAGGTATGAAAGGGGTGAGATATGTCCTCAGCTTACGCCACAAAAGTCGCTGAAGGGTTTTCACAGCGTCTTTTAAAGGAAATGTACGATATGAATCTAACGGATTCAATCGTGAACCGTGATTACGAAGGAGAGATTAACGGTGTTGGGTCAAAACTCAACATTCTTAATTTTTCAAGAATTGCAGAGCAAACTTACGAAAACACTACATTGACCGCAGATTCTCTTTATGAGGTAAATTCAACACTTACAATAGATCAGTATAAGTCGTTCTATTGGAAAGAAAAAACGCTTGCACGATGGCTTTCTTACATCAAGAATCCTCATGCAACGGTCGTTCAACAGAAAGCAGATGAGCGTTCAAAAAACATAGATACGTATGTTCTCGGCCTCTACGGAGACGTAGGAGCAGGGAATAGAGTCGGAACCGATCAAACAACCGGGACGGTGACAATTACAGCCGGAGGTGTTGTTACAGGAGACGGAACGGCCTTTACCGAAGCTATGGAGGGAAGAGGATTTAAAGCGACAGGTCACACAAAATGGTATAGGTTAAAAGATTATACGTCAGCAACATCATTCACCATTGAAGATGATTCAGATGATGAAACCTCCGCTTATTCAGGTGGAGCGATTAGCTCGGCGGCAACCTTTACCATAGAAGCGGCAACAGTCTTGACGATAACGACAGCAAATCTCTTACAGTATGTATCAAAACTGAAGGAGAAACTGGATACGGCAGAGAGGTTTTCAAACAACGCCGTTCCGGATAGTAATCGTTGGCTTGTTGTTCCTCCGGAGTTTGAAACAACGCTCGTCAGAGCGTCCGGAGTAGCGCTTCATGTACCGGAAGCGTATCAGGAATTGGTAAAGAAAGGCTTTATCACCGAATTGCAGGGATTCAAAGTGTTCAAAAGCAATAGACTAACTGGTGATAATACAGATGGCTTCAGAATTTTAGCAGGACATCCGAATTGGATGACCTTTGCAGAGAAGCTACTGGAAGCAGATATTGAAGAAGATTTGATCGGAGACTTCGGATCGGCATATAAAGATCTGTTTGTCTACGGTGCAAAAGTAACTGATGCAAGAAGGCACTTCGCCGCAGAAGGCTTCTGGAAGTTCAGTTAAAAATTTGAAAAAGGAAATATAACCCTCATCCCCGTTCATCTTGGGCGGGGATGAGGGAATAAGAAAGACCGTATGGCCGCATTTAAAGTAAAACGTGACTTACCACAATTAACACAGGATAGAATAACCCATCTTGAGGCTATTGATTCCGGGAAACTTACCACAATGGAGTCGGCATATTTGACCGCTCTTGATCCGTATCGGTATAACAGAATTAACCGGTACTATATCTCCAACACGGACTTTCCGTATGACACTACCGATCTTATTGTTGAAGCTGAAGGACATGATCTTCCTACCGGGGACTCCGGATTTAAACACGGAGCGCGTTTCTACGATACCGACAAAGACGGGATGAATGTCTATATCAATGTCGGATCCAGCACGTCTGCATCATGGACGCTTATAGGGCAGATTATGTCAGCCTCTCCGAGCATTTCAGCTTCAGTTACGCCATCCGTTTCAGTTAGCGCAACTCCGTCTATTAGTGCGTCAGTTACACCAAGCGTCAGCGCGTCAGCAACAGTTAGCGCAACTCCGTCAGTTTCAGTCAGCGCCACAAAGTCAGCAAGCCCGTCAGTTTCAGTCAGCGCTACACCGTCTATTTCGGAAAGCGCTACAAAGTCGGCAAGCCCGTCTGTCTCGGTCAGCGCCAGCCCATCCTCTACACGAAGCGGATCAGCATCAACTACGCCATCAGTCTCAGCCAGCGTCAGCCCGTCGGTTTCAGAAAGTGCTACTCCGTCCATTAGCCCATCCGTCTCAGTCAGCGCAACTCCTTCAGTCTCAGAAAGTGCTACTCCGTCCATTAGCCCATCCGTCTCAGTCAGCGCTACACCGTCTGTCTCAGTCAGCGCAACTCCTTCAGTCAGTCCGTCAGTAACGCAAAGTGCTACACCGTCAGTTTCATCCAGCGCTACGCCGTCTGTCTCAGTCAGCGCCACACCATCAGTTAGCCCGAGCGTCTCAGTCTCGGTCAGTCCCTCTGTCTCAGTCAGCGCCACACCATCAGTTAGCCCGAGCGTCTCAGTCTCGGTCAGTCCCTCTGTCTCAGTCAGCGTTAGCAAGTCGGCCTCGCCCAGCGCGTCTGTATCGCCTTCACATAGTAAATCACCATCTCCGAGCGTTTCTATCTCGGCCAGCCCCTCGGTCTCAGTCAGCGCTACAAAGTCGGCCAGCCCCTCGGTCTCAGTCTCAGTCAGCCCATCAGTCTCAGCCAGCGCTACGAAGTCTGCATCTCCGAGCGCAACGAAGTCTGCCAGCCCATCTGTATCAAAGTCAGCATCTCCCAGCGCGTCTGTATCACCCAGCGTATCAGTCAGCGCTTCGGATTCGCCAAGCCCGTCATTCCCTTTTTAATGGAGTAATATATGCAAGATTCATTTAAAGATCAAAACGGAAACATAACACAAGTACAATTAGATGCAAACGGGAATATACCGGTCGGTCAGAGTTATAGGAATGTGATGACCGCTACCGCAACGCAAGTAAAATCCGGATCCGGTGTTCTTCACTCCCTTACCTTCTCACAGAATGATGCGGCTCCGACAGCAGGGACAATAGATGTGTATGATTCTCTGGATGCTACAGGAAGAAAGATTTTCTCATGGACATTGACGACAGCCGTCTTTAATCCATCAACTGTTATTTTAGATGTAGAGTTTGGGGTAGGACTGTATGTAAACTTCACGACTACCGCAGATGTGAACGTCCTCGTTGCCTTCCGATAGAAGAATCTCCGCAAGTATGATAAAATTGTATCATGGTCAGCGTTGTTATCCCTTCACGAAATGAACCGTACCTCAAAAAGACTATTCAGGATCTTCTCCTCAAGGCTTCCGGACAGATAGAGATAATTGCGGTTTTGGATGGGTACTGGCCGGCACTTCCCGAGTTTGTCAATGATCCGAAGGTCACATACATCCATTTCAGTAATGTCCGGGGGATGAGAAACGCCATCAACTCCGGAGTCTCCATAGCCAAAGGTGAGTTTATCCTCAAGTGTGATGCTCATGTCATGTTTGAAAAAGGATTTGACACCGTATTGTCCGGAGACTGTCAGGATAATTATGTTGTTGTCCCCCGGCGCTGGGCGTTGGATCCGGAGAAGTGGGAAATAGAAAAAAGCAATCCGAAGTATCCTATAGATTATATGTTCCTTGATAATGAGTATCACGGATCACCGTGGCATGAAAAGAACAAAGATGAGGATCTCAAAATTCATGTCATTGATGATCTTATGTCCTCACAGGGATCCTGCTGGTTTATGAGGAAGGACTATTTCCATGAGTTAGAGCTTATGGATGCGTCACTCTTCGGGACGTTTGCTTCAGAGTTTCAGGAAGTGGGACTCAAGTGTTGGCTCTCCGGGGGCCGGGTAGTTGTAGACAAAAAAACATGGTACGCCCATTGGCATAAAACTGAATCAAGAGGATACAATCTGGATAAGGCAGATGGACAGAAGGCGGCAGATCATGTTGTAACGTGGATGAGTAAGAAGTATACATGGCCGAAACAGATTCACGATATTAACTGGTTAGTAGAAAAGTTTGCTCCCGTACCTACATGGCCTACGTAACGGTAAAAATAGAAAATAGGACTGAATTGGCCCGGTTGTTTAATACATTAGGTTTTAAAACCGGCGTTGAGATCGGAGTGGCGTGCGGGAAGTATTCTCAACGGCTCTGTACGGAGATTCCCGGTCTCAAGATCTATTGTGTGGATCCGTGGAAGCAGTATCCGGAAAATAAAAGATCCGGATCTCAGGAGAGGCTTGACGGACATTATGGGGAAGCGGTGGAGAGACTGAAACCGTATAACACCGTCATTATACGCGAGATGAGCATGGATGCGGTAAAGCATTTTGACGATAATTCATTGGATTTTGTGTTTATTGACGGGAATCATAATTACTCGTATGTGTTGGATGATATAACTGAATGGAGTAAAAAGATCAGAAGCGGAGGAATTGTCTCCGGACATGATTATTACAAATTCAGACGGTCAGGTGTTATAGAAGCGGTTACTGAATACCTTAAAGACAAACCGGACATCACGTTGAACACTACCACAACTCACCGTCCACCGGGTGAAGCTCGTTGTTTCTGGTGGGTAAAACCATGAGAGATCTTACAGTTATTTACTATACAAGCAACCGGGAAGATATTACGTTTGAATCTCAGATACAGGCTGATCTGTATCAAAAGATCGGTGGTATTTCTCTTATATCCGTTTCTCAAAAACCGGTACGTTTTGGCAAGAATATCTGTGTTGGGGACGTAGGAGTGTCAGATTATAACATTTACCGGCAGATACAGATCGGATGTTTAGAAGCAAAGACAACGTATGTCTGTACGGCTGAATCAGATTGTCTTTACCCTCCGACCGGGTACTTTGATTTTAGGCCTCCGGAGGACTGGACAGCCGGACACTACACAAACCTCTATATCCTTTGGAAAGGATCACATATCTTCAATCAAAAAGCGTTTTCCCTCTGTGGACTCTTCTCTAATCGTGAGTTTCTTCTTTCCCGCTTCTCCCGGTCTCTCGGAGTAAAACAATGGAGACCGAACTATAAACCGCAACATCCTCTCTTTCATAAGTGGAAGGAGTGGACACCGTTTCAGAGTGACATTCCGATCATAAACATCAAGACAGGAGACGGGATGCGGATCAAGTCCGGAGTTAATACGGAAGGTCGCCCTGTAAAAGAACTGCCGTATTGGGGATCGGCTGAGGAATTGGAGAAGAAGATATGGAAGATTTATCAATAATTTACTATACCTGCAACTATCTGGATGAGAAGAATCCGTACTTTTTAGGGAATACCCGGAAACAGTTGGAGAAGGCAATCGGGGATGCACCGCTTATAGTAGTATCTCACAAACCCGTACAATGGCCGAGGATGACTGAGAATATCGTTATGGGAGATATAGGCCGTTCTCATTTAAACATCTATAGACAAATTTTAGCGGGCGCAAAAGCGGCTAAAACAAAGTGGGTAGCGCTGGCAGAAGATGATGTTCTCTACTCCGAGCAACACTTTAATTTCCAGTATTTCTGCAAACCGGAGTTTATGGAGAAGGACTACTTTCTTTACGATCAGAACAGAATCTCTATTTTTACATGGAGCAAGCCTCCTATATTCTCCATGCGATTTAAACGGGTAGTCGTTAATTCCCTTATAGCCAAACGGGATATGCTGGTGGAGGCGATGGAGGAACGCTTCCGGAGACTTGAAGAGATTAAAGATAAGTGGCCGGAACGGATGATCCTCAAGTTTTGGGGAGATCCGTCACGGTACGAGGGAAATCTTGGTGTTACAATCCGTCTTGCTTATGAATATCATGCGTGGGTTCCGTCTATCGTATTTTCGCATGAGTACGCATACGGGTATGAGTTTAATCAGGGAAAAAGGAAGAAGGATGGGGATCTCCGGATTGTAGAACTTGCGGATTGGGGACGGGCAGAGGATATTTTAAAACTATGGAAGCCATAACAACAGTTATTTACTACGCCAGCAATCAGGAAGAGGAACCGTTTGCTCAAAAGATCCGGGACAGATTGTGGAAAAGTAAAGGCGGATTGCCTCTGGTCTCGGTTACTCAGAAACCGTTGGACTTTGGGGATAACATTTGTGTCGGAGACATAGGGCCATCAGAAGAAAATGTTTGGAGACAACTCCTCATAGGTTGTCATAGAGCAAAGACTCCCTATATTCTTTCAGCCGAGGCAGATACGCTGTACCCTCCGGAGTATTTTACGTATAAACCGGAGAGTGTAAAGGATCGGTACTGGTTTGAGGGGGTATGGATTCTTTTTCACAATAAGGATGAGTATTATTCAAAAGGACGTTCTGATTGCGCGCACATGGCCGGACGGGAGTACCTTATAGACCTCCTTGAGAGAGGATTGAGAGAGAAGCGGAAGTCAGTCTATAAAGGGACAAAACATCCTTTACGGGTTGATCTTCAGAATCCGGTTGTAAGTATAAAGACCGGGAAAGGGATGCGTTCTTCAACGCAGACATGGCCGATCGGGGAACTGTCCCTGCCGTTATGGGGATCAGCATATAATCTCAGAAGGGAGTTTTTCCATGAACTATAGCGTCTTTCACGGCAGAGGCGGATGCGGGATCGTCCGGGGGATTCAGGTTGCTGAGTTTTTAGGAGCAAAAGACAATCCGACATCCGGATATGAAAATGATACCTGCATTTACGTCAAGGTCATACCTCCGAAAGATCATCCGAAACATTCTTATTTTGATGTCGTGGATGCGGCGTACAGCATTGAGTGGCTCAAGGAGAATCCGGACATTGGCGTTATTGCCATTTCAGACGTTGCAAAGGACTATCTTGAGAAGGAATTGGGAAGGAAGGATATTATCCGGATCCCTCATCATCATTGTAACTATGAACGGATCATCCGTCCGGATCGTCCGGTACAGGTCGTAGGGATCATAGGAAGTCAGAACTCGTTTCAGTACCCTATTGAGGAGATTAGGAAGGCGTTGGAAGGTATGGGACTAAAACTCCTGTACAATCAGAGTTACTGGAAGCATTTTAATGATGTGCCGACAAGGGAAGGAATAGACGGCCGGCATAAAGTCATAAACTTCTACAACCGGATTGACATTCAGATCGTGTGGAGGGTAAAGCCGTGGTCTCCCCGGTATGACTGGTTCAGGAATCCTCTGAAGTTGGAGAACGCCGGATCATTCAGGATACCGACTGTCGCGTATCCGGAGCCGAGTTACGTCCGGGAGTGGGGCGGTAGTTTCATCGCTGTTGATACGATTCAAAAACTGCTGGCAGAGGTTGAGCTTCTGAAGAACAATCCGGAGTATTACCATGATATGTCAATGAAAGCGTTAATACGCGCTGATGATTATCACATGGACGAAGTAAAACAATTATATTTACAATTACCATGACACAAACATCCATCATCGTTGTCGTAAAGGACTGTCTTGAGTATACGAAGAAATGTTTGGATTCTCTTGCGTTCTATACGAAAGATTTTGAGTTGATTATCGTGGATAACGGAAGCAACGAAGAAACGAAAGAATATCTCCGGAATCTTGATTTGTTTGAAGGGTATAGGATCGTGTGGAATAAAGAAAATATGGGATGTCCTTACGCATGGGATCAGGGGATCAAACTGGCAACGTGCGACTTTATAGCAATCGTCAGCAACGATTGTGTCGTTACTCCGAACTGGCTTACCTATCTGATGAAATGCTTTGCCGACAATCCCCGGTGCGGAGTTGCGTCTCCGACAACTTCTTTTTGCGGAGGGAGACGGTGTGATAAGAAGATTAAAGAGGCCCGGTATACCATGACACAACAGGACATGAATGATTATGCAAAGACGCTGAAGTTTGGGTACATTGATTGTGAGACCTTCGGATTTGCGTTTCTTACTCATAAGAAGGTCATTGAGAAGATCGGAGTGTTTGACTATAAACGCTATGGGTTAGGAACGTGGGAGGAACGGGATTTTAACTGGCGGGCAAAGCAATCCGGATTCCGGACGTATTGGGTAAAACACGCATACGTTCATCACTACGGACACGCGATATTTGAAAAAGGCAATATCAGCGCAAACGCTGATGAATTACGGACAAAAAACCGGTTGGTATTTCTCCATAGGGTTGCAGACAGAAGCCCTCTGTTTATAGACAATGATGTGATTGTAAAAACAGATAGAACGGAAAGGATTGCATGAATCAAAAGCAACTGTGGGAAAAACTGGCGCAGGAGAACTCCCGGTACTATATCAACTCCGACTTCGGCCGGAAGATTACGGAGGATGAGTTTCGGGAGAGCGGGAAACAGGATTTTATTAAATACATCTTTGACGATCCGTTGTTTAAGGCTGGTACTATTGTGGAAATAGGGTGTGGAACAGGAAGAATGACGGAGTTTATGGGATGGGAGTTTGACAAAGTGTACGCTCTGGATATTTCAAAGGAAATGATCCGTCAGGCAAGGGAACGGGTACAATCCGAGAAGATTGAGTTTTTAGAAACAGACGGAGAGACGATTCCTCTTACTCCGTATTCCGCAGACTACGTATTCTCCTATCTTGTCTTTCAGCACATGAAAACCCGGGAGATGGTAGAAAAGAATTTTATGGAGGCATACAGAGTTCTTAAACCTAACGGGATATTTAAAGTCCGTCTCCGGACGGATGAGATAAAGGATTTGGAAAGCTGGTGGGCCGGTGTTTCTTATGATGAACAATCCATCCGGGATCTCTGTGGGCGCATCGGATTTACTGTGATAAAATTAAAGTTTGTAAAGGAGTACGGCGTATGGGTGTGGATGAAAAAAGAATAATACATAAACGATGGCGGAAAGGATGGTATGCAACGCTTCTCTTCTATAAACAAAAGTTATGGGTAAAGGCCCGGCAATTTAATTTTGTGTCTCCCCTTCTCCCGTATTTTGCTCCCATGATTGGGGATAAGAAGGAGGTATGGATTGCTGATCTCGGAGCCGGGATGTATTCAACAACCGGATCCACATGGCCGAAGACAACCGTTCATCTTTACCCGTCAGATGTTTTAGCAGATAAGTTTAACGAGATACTAAAAGCACATCATGTCGTTCCGGTCATTCCCGTAGAAAAGCAGGATATGGAGAATCTTACATACCCGGATAGATTCTTTGACATAGTCCATTGTGTGAACGCATTGGATCATAGTGCGGATCCGTTAAAAGCGCTTCTTGAAATGTATAGGGTAACAAAACCCGGCGGATGGATCTATCTCCGGCATCATTCCGATAATGCAGAGAGACGGCGGTATAACGGACTGCACGTATGGAATATCACTCCGAAAGACGGGGATTGTCTCTTTTGGAATAAGGAAGAGAGTTTTACCCTCAACCAGTATATTCCCGGCTGGATTACGGAAGTAAAGAAGGAAACGGAAGATCTGCCGGAGATGGTAGTGTCTACTATCCACAAACGACTATGAAAACAATTCTTACAGAAATTAACGGGTACGGGACATTTTATCGGGGACAGGAAACATTGAAGAAGGGGTATCCGTGGCTTACGTTTGGCGCTATCCTTATTTTAGAACGCTTACTCCGGCATCCCTTTGATGTGCTGGAATTGGGAAGCGGGGGATCCACGATATTCTTTTCTCAGAGAGCGCGATCGGTTGTTTCTCTTGAGACTGATTCTCTGTGGTATAAGCGGGTAAAGAAACGGTTGAAAAACAGATCAAACACAACGATACTGTATAAACCGTTTCCGGAAGCGATGGAATACATTCGGTCTTTCCCGGATAATTCCTTCAACATGGTGCTGTCTGATCTTGGTAAAACATACGCGGAACGGTTGGAATCAACAATCGTATCCGTCCCGAAATTGAAGAAAGGTGGTTGGCTGATTATAGACAATTACCTTTGTTATCCCCTCTCTATGTTTGACTATACCGGTTTTGATGTCTATACCTTTGACAACTTTCAGTATTCCGGAAAGGGAACGAAGATTTGTAAAAAACTATGAAAGACGTATCCGTTTGTATTGCCGCGCGTAATGAAGAGTTCTTAGCACGGACAGTAGAGGGAGTGCTAAAAAACAAACGGGCCGATACAGAGGTCATTGTGGTTTGTGACGGGAACTGGCCGAAGCCTCCGATTGTAGATGATCCGGATGTTATCCTCATTTATCACTCAAAGTCCATCGGTCAGCGTCAGGCAGTCAATGAGGCAGTAAAACTCTCAACGGCAAAGTACGTAATGAAACTGGACGCGCATTGTATCCTTGATGAAGGGTTTGACGTAAAACTCATAGCTGATTGTGAATATACATGGACAGTAGTACCAAGAATGTATAACTTACACGGATTTGACTGGGTATGTAAAGCAGACGGAGAACGGTTATATCAGCGTCCTTCTGATAAGGCGATATGCCCGAAATGCGGAAAGAAAATGGAGAGAGAAATCATCTGGAAACCCCGATGGCATAAACGGTCAGACTTCATGCGGTTTGATAGCGACCTCCACTTCCAGTATTGGGGAGGATTAGGGGATCGTCCAGAGTCAAAAGGGGACTTGGCAGAAACTATGTCCTTCGTTGGTGCGTGTTTCTTCATGTATAGGAAGCGGTATTGGGAATTGGACGGGTCAGAGGAGTCTTGGGGTTCGTGGGGACAACAAGGAACAGAATGGGCGTGTAAAACTTGGTTATCCGGTGGGAAAGTCATGGTGAATAAAAAGACATGGTTTGCTCATCTCTTTCGGACACAGGGAGGGGATTTTGGATTTCCCTATCCACAATCAGGAAAACAGGTAGAACATGCACGGAAGATGTCAAAAGAGTTCTTTTTAGAAGGGAAGTGGTCAAAAGCGATCCATCCTCTTTCATGGCTTATTCAGAAGTTTGCTCCCGTACCAGGGTGGGAGAACCATCCGTTTAACAAAATTGAACCTAATTTACCACTTGCAACGTAAGAAAAAAATGTAGTATTATAAAATAAGTAGTATGACAAAAGGTATCATCTATTACACTGATAGTATCCTAGACGATAAAATAGCTGTTCCTTGCAGAAAACAGATATTAAAGGCAAATCTCCCCATAGTTTCCACTTCTCTTAAACCATTAGACTTTGGAAAAAATATCGTATTGAATTTAGAACGAGGATGGGAGGCATATTTTAGACAAATTTTAACTGCATTGGAAAATTCGGAAAGCGACATTATATTTTTTTGTGAGCATGATTGGCTTTACCATACATCCCATTTTGATTTTACCCCTCCATTGAAAGATGTCTATTATTACAACGACAACTGGTGGAGGGTATGTTATTCTGATGGATTGGCAGTTAATTACGAAACGCATTTAGTTCCAGCGATCTGTGCGTATAAAGAGATTTTATTGGAACACTATAGAAAAACAGTTGAGGTATTAGAGAAAAATAATTTTAATAGTGAATTAGTTTACTCCATAGGGTTTGAGCCTGGAACGCATACAAGGAAAGAAAAGGTCGTAAGTTATAAGTCAGAAGGATGGATGTCGGAGTTTCCAATTATAGACATACGGCATATGACAAACGCAACAAGAAGCAAGTGGAAACAGTCAGATTTCCGAAGCCAGAGGAATTGTAAAAACTGGAAGGAAACGGATTATATAGAAGGGTGGGGATTGGTAAAAAACAATTTTGATGCGATTTTGGAAAATGTATGAAAGACAATATACCAGTATTATGTCCTACATTTGATGAACGAACAAAAAAAGAATTATTGGATGTCTTAGATAGTGGATGGGTTGGGTTTGGAAGCAAGACGAAAGAATTTGAACGGCAATTTGCCAATTATATTGGTGCTAAGTATTGTGTTGCTACAAACTCAGGAACGTCAGCTCTTGATCTTTGCCTCAAGGCGTATGGAATAAAAGGAGGAGAACTTATTACAACCCCCATGACGTTCGTTTCTGACGCTATAGTGGGAGAATGGAATGGGATGGATGTGACATTTGCTGATATTGATGAAAAGACACTGTGTCTTGATCCTGAAACTATTGTTATCACAAAGGATACAAAAGCAATCATTACGGTTGACTCTCATGGTCGGTTAGCAGATATTGACGGGATAAGAATAAAAATAGAGGAATATAATGCGGAACATGATGAAAAAGTAAACCCGCTTGTCATTGAAGATGCGGCACACGCCATGTATACACAAGGAGCAGGAAAAAAGGCCGACATAACGATATGGAGTTTTCAGGCAGTAAAATCCATGCCTATTTTTGACGGGGGTGCAGTTACGACAAACAGTGATGATATATACAAACGTATCCGTGATCTTACATGGCTCGGTATTGAAAAATCAACATATGAACGGGTAGAGGATAAACGGTATTCATGGGATTATGACATTAAACAGGCAGACGGCATTAAGGCATATATGACTGATGTCCAAGCTATTATAGGATTAGGGCAATTACGGAGACTTCCAGAATTATTAGGAAAACGGAGGGCAATTCAGGCTTATTATAATGATGCTTTCCGGCATAAAAAACAGATAAAGCGTCCGAAGTGGTCTCAAACGTGCCAATACTATACCATTCAATGTGAACGGAGGGATGAATTATCTAATTATCTTGCTGGAAAAGGAATAACGACATCTGTCCATTTCAAGCCTCTTAATATGATGACATACTGGAAAAAAGCGGAAAAACGCCCATTACCAGTCAACAATAGAATATGGACAAGTTTATTGACTTTACCATGCCATGATGCCCTTACATGGGAAGAATGCGAGTATATTATAAAATGCGTCAAAGAATTTTATGAACAATAAAATACTTCTTACTGGTGGGTCTGGATTATTAGGAAAAGAACTCCAAAAGTATATTAATTGTTATGCTCCTTCTCATAAGGAATTGGATATAAAAAAACCAATTCAAGAAGATATCAATGTTCATGTCGTCATTCACTGTGCGGCGTATACGGATGTTGCAAAAGCAGAAAAAGAAAAAGAAGAATGTTTTAAGACTAATGTTATAGGAACAAAAAATCTCGTAAACGCATTTCCTAACGCCTATTTTGTCTACATTTCGTCTGAGTATGTAAAAAATTCCGTCAATTTTTATTCTCATACAAAAAAAATGGGGGAAGATATTGTACTGAAAAAACCTTATGGAGATATCCTTATTATCCGTACGCTTTTCAAACCCCGTCCGTTTCCCTATGAGTACGCTTTTTTTGACCAATGGACGACTGGAGATTATGTTGATGTCATTGCTCCCATAATCGTTACCCATATTCTAAACCACGAACGAGGAATTATAGATGTCGGAACTGGACGAAAGACAATGTTTCAACTCGCCCATCAGACGAAACCAAACATAAAAGGAATATCTGTTGATGATGTAAAAGACGTACTATTACCAAAGGATTATCAATGAAAATTACGTTGATAGGAAAAGGCTGGGTTTCTCAAGCTATGCAAAAACTCTTTCCTGATGCCTATGTTTATTCTAACGGAAAAAGCGGGGAAGTAGGAACGAAAGAGGAAGCGAATAAAGGGGATGTAGCGTTTATCTGTGTCCCTTCTCCTTGTCTATCTGAAAAAGAATTAGATTGTTCAGCAGTAGAGGAAGCGGTAGCATGGTGTGAATGCCCTCTTTTAGTTATCCGTTCTACAGTAAACCCAGGGACAACCGATTATCTTGCGAAAAAATACCACAAACATATTGTAATGCAACCTGAATATTTGGGTGAAACACCTTCTCATCCCATGTTAGACCCTAAAACCCGTCCATTCCTTATTTTAGGAGGGAAAAAAGAGGATACACGAAAACTCATTGAGGTTTATCAAGAAGTTTATAATGCCAATATAAGCATTCGTCAGGTTAGCGCTCTTGAAGCGGAAGTGATAAAACTGTCAGAGAACAGGGCGATAGTATTCAAGGTAGCAGAGTGCCAAGAATTATATGACGTGTGTGAACGAGCCGGAATTGACTACTATACGATCCGTGATGCAGTCTATGGTGATGATCCGAGGTTTAATCTTTGGTGGACGTTTGTCTATCCTGAAAAACGTGGGTTCAATTCAAAGTGTATTCCAAAAGACGTCTATGCGTGGTGTGCGTGGGCTGAATCACTTGGGTATCATCCTCAAATTACCCGGTCCATACTTATAAAAAATAAGTATTGGATAGAAAATAAATAACTTCTTTAATTGCCTTCCGATAGTTTTTCTTCGTATTCTGTAGGTATATGTCTAAAGATTCTGTTGTTAAAACTATTATTGACCGAAAAGATTTCTCCTACGCCCATAAAGGCGTATCCCTCAAATTTGCCTTGCCCGTAGATGATTCTTCAAGCCTTCGTCCTTTCAAATCTTGTTTGGAAGAAGCAATCAAGGATATAGAGGAAATTTTAGGAGGAATGAAAAACTAATATGGCTACAGTTGCAGTTCTCGTTGGTGCTGGAGGAGGAGGAGGAGGGTTTAACTCTGGAGGTGGAGGTGGTGCAGGAGGATTACCCTATGACGCTGCGTTTGCTGTTTCTCCTGGAAATATTACCGTCACTGTCGGTGATGGTGGAGCTGGTGCTGTTGATTTAACCCATAAAGGAAGTAATGGTCAAGATTCTGTATTTTCTACAATAACTGCAACAGGTGGTGGAGGAGGAGGAAGCAATACTGATTCCAGTGCTGGGGCTGTTGGAGGATCGGGCGGAGGAGGAGAAGGAAACTACGCTGCTGGAGCAGGAGGAGGAAGAACAGATAGTCCAGTTCAGGGAAACATAGGAGGGAATGGAATAGATACGGGAGATGGATATGGAGGAGGAGGAGGCGGTGGTGCTGGAGCAGCAGGAGGAAATGCTTCAGGAAATAATGGTGGTGCTGGGGGAGTTGGTCTTGCATATGATATCGTTTCAGAAGGGAATGATGTTTATTACGCAGGTGGTGGTGGAGGAGGTTCATATATCACTCCAGGTTCAGGAGGAAATGGTGGTGGTGGAGCGGGTGGAGCTTATCCTACATATACTCCTGTTGCTGGTACATCAAATACAGGTGGAGGTGGAGGAGGAAGCACTGGTGGAGCAGGGCCAGCGTATGTAGGATATAAAGGTGGTTCAGGAATCGTTATTATTCGGTATCTTACTTCAGATTTTGGTACTTGTACTGGTGGAACAAAGACAACAGATGGAGATTATACTGTTCATAAATTTGTTTTAGCTGATAGTGGAACGGATTTTGTTTGTGTAGGAGCAGGATCAGCAAGCGCATCACCCTCTGTCTCGGTCAGCGCCACAAAGTCGGCCAGTCCCTCTGTCTCAGTCTCTGCCACACCCAGCGCATCTCCCTCAGTCAGCGCTTCTGCCACACCCAGCGCCTCTGCCTCGGTCAGCGTGTCGGCCACACCCAGCGCCTCCGTCTCGGCCACTCCGTCAGCTAGTCCCTCTGTCTCAGTCAGCGCCACACCCAGCGCCTCTGCCTCGGTCAGCGTGTCGGCCACACCCAGCGCCTCCGTCTCGGCCACTCCGTCAGCTAGTCCCTCTGTCTCAATCAGCGCCACACCCAGCGCTTCCCCTTCGGTCAGCGTTTCGGCCACACCGAGCGTCTCCGTCTCAGCCACGCCAAGCATTTCTGAATCAGCCACACCCTCTGCTAGTCCGAGTATCAGTCCTTCGGTCTCAGTCAGCGCCACACCGTCAGTTTCGGTTTCCCTTTCCCCCTCTCCGTCTCCAAGTTTGGGATATACCGGATATACAAGAGGAGATGAGGTAGCGCTTCCGGGAAATGATACGGATCTGGAAACAAACTATTCTGCACAGGATGTGATAGATGTAGCAACAAAGGATAATGTCCGTGTAGATCAGACAGCAACAAAACAATACATGATTCATCAATACAAGAATTTTGTTGGAGATAACACAAATTGTCAGTTGGAATGGGAAGGACAGACAACGCTTGCTCCCACTACTTTAACGGTGTATTTACAGATCTATAACCGCACTACGTCTGCATGGGTAACGGTAGATAGCGATAATACTTCTCCTGCGGATACGGATTTTGGATTACTTGCGGATGTAGTGGATTTAACGGATTACAAAGATGCTCGGAATGTAATTTCATGCAGGGTGTATCAGGAGGCATTATAGTATGGCACAAATTGTAGATAGCTATAGTGAAAACAATGCTGATGTTACTGCTTATTTGCTCAATCAAACTCCTTATTATATTAAATGTGGTCAATCATTTACTGGAGATGGTGGAACATTAAATAGTTGTAAATGGTTAATGGCAAAAGGTGGAAGTGCAACAGGAAATGTCTATGCAAAAATTTATGCTCATTCAGGAACTTTTGGAACAAATAGTATTCCTACAGGTTCTGCTTTAGCAATTTCTGATGCCGTTCTTGCTTCTTCCGTTTCTTCTGGTGGTGGATTGGTAACTTTTACTTTTTCTGGTGCAAATAAAATTACATTAACGAACACAACAAAATATGTTGTAACGGTTGAATATGACAATGGAACTGAAGTTAATTATCTCGGAGTTGGAGGAGATAGTACCAATTCAACTCATGGGGGTAACTTATCTATTTGGTCTTATGAAGGGAGTAACTGGCAGTATGCTTCTCCTGATGATTTTAGTTTTTATGTCTATAAAGATGACGTGGGAAGCGCAAGTGCATCTCCTTCAGCTACTCTCTCAGCCAGCCCCTCGGTCTCAGTCAGCGCCACACCTAGCGTTTCAGTCTCTCTTAGCCCGTCCGCCAGTCCTTCGGTCTCAGTCAGCGCCACACCCAGCGCCTCTGCCTCAGTCAGTGTCTCTGCCACACCCAGCGTGTCCGTCTCGGCTACGCCGTCCATCAGTCCTTCGGTCTCAGTCAGCGCCACACCCAGCGCCTCTGCCTCAGTCAGTGTCTCTGCCACACCCAGCGTGTCCGTCTCGGCTACGCCGTCCATCAGTCCTTCGGTCTCAGTCAGCGCCACACCC